AAAGAAATCAAACTCCGGTTCACCCAAGTCCATAATGCCCGGAATGTTGCGTTTGTTCTTATCCATCAGATTTGTAACGTCGATTTTGTCCGCTTCGGAACTCATGTCCGGCACCTTGCTCATGCCGTACAGTTTTTTGTAGGTACCGTCCTCTGCATCTGCCATTGAGAGGTATGTACCCAATACTACATTTTCTGCCATAATTAAAAACCTCCTCGGTAAATTGTTTTTGTTTTGTTGTCTACCCAGCCGGTAAAGCCCGTCATGTACCGATGCAACCCGCTGGGGTCCTTCATCAATTTTCCGGCCACGCGGGTAAAGCCAGCCAAAATCATCGTATCACTGACTGTCTCTGCCAGCTTTACACAGCGTTCCGGGGTGCTGCCATTCTCTGCCGTGTCCCATACATCAAGCTGGCACTCATAGCGTGAGTAGCGCTCTTTACTGTTGAGGATGGCGGCAGCGGTATTGCCAATCTCAGAGAGTGAAACATAAGGGAACTCCGAATTCACCTCTGGAAAGGCCAGCTGCACTGTGCAAATATCTTTCAGCACAGCCGCCACTTCTTTGTTCATATCCATCATTTCAAATGGTTCACGTCCTCTTGAATGGACTCCTTCACGGCGTCCACAGCTTTGTCCTTGTTTTCGGCAAATGCTGTGCGCATAAATGGCTGCGGCGGCTGGCCGTGGGAGGTGTGCCAGCTGCCCTCCGCATCCTGATACCGCCACGACGTCTTTGTCGTATGCGGGACGGACGGGTCGCCCTTCGGGCCGGTACCAAATTCCACATATGGAGCATACTGTACGCTCGTTCCAACTGTAACCGTGCTTTCGCTTTGTGCTTCCGTATGAATGCTTTCGCGCAGCTGGCCGGTATCGACCGGACAATGCTCTTTTGCACCCGCCTCAAACACCGCGCCGCCGCGCAACATGGCTTTCTGCATGCTCTGCGGAATGTCACCGCCCAGCTTATCCAGCTTCTTCAGCAGCCGGTCAAGCCCCTTGACCTGAATTTCCAATCTTCATCACCTCAACAAGCACATACGTGTGTGTCATACGCTTTTTCACACTTACAACCGTATATTCCGGCTCTGCGGCGCCAGCAGTAAAAGCAATTCCCATGCCATCGGCAATCGCCGTACCCGGCGCAGCGTGAAGCAGAAGCATCTGTTCCACGCGCGGGCCGTACAGTTCCGCCGTCAGCTTGTCGGTAACCGGCAGGGCGCTGCACGGAACCGACTCAACCGGCTGCCATTGATAACTATAGCCAATGTAATCACTCGGGGTTTTCTTTTTCAAGAACAGCTGGGCAGTCTTATCGTACAGCGTTGCTAAATCTGCAGCATAAACGGATAAATCCATCACAGCCACAGCTTTCTGTACTGCGACAGCGCCTTTTTCTCGGCGTCCGTCAGTTCCCCGGCCGTATCGTACTGCGTCGTTTTGTAGGTGAACGACACGTCGCCCTCAGACAGGCCGGACAAAATCTTCGGCACCGCCTCCTGCCCGTATCCGCGTGCCCGGTAGCGGTTCACCACCATATCGGCCATAAGTCCCTGCAGGCCCGCGTCGGTTACATCTGAAAGACGGCAGTAGGCTTTCACCTGCGCCGTCACGGTATCACAAAGCAGACCAAGCAAAGAATCCTTGTCAGTATCTGTAATACCAAGCAGCAGTTTCACTTGCTCGAGCAGCGTCATGTATTATCACTTCGCTTTCGCGGGTTTCTCCGGCGGCTGTTCCGGTACAACCTTAAAGCCGTTGGCAATCAGTTTGTCGGCCTCTTCCCGCGTTGCTACAATGCGGTGGACATTCAGCTTTTTCAGCTCAATCATGATTCATTCCTCCCTTATGACGCAGGCTTCTGGTTGACCCACACGGCAGCCAGCTGATTATCTGCGACCCACAAATCATGGAATTTACGGTACTCAATCAGCCAAGCATCCGCGTTCTGGTTGGTGCTTGGGTCAAAAATCTTCATAGTGTCCGTTTTGGAAATTGCGATTGGTGCGCGGCGCGGTGAAATAATCCAGTTCACATCCACCGCACCCGCTGCCGGAGCAAAGCCGCCTGCAGCCTGTCCGGCAGTCGTCCCGTCGTTAAAGACATACGCAGTCTTCATGCGTGCGGACGGAATACGCAGAATCGGCGTGCCGTCAATGGAGCGCACTTTTGTCTGGATACTGCCCTGCGTAAACTGCGTGGTATCCAGAATTTTTTCGATTTTGTCTGACTGCGCAAGCACGGTTGCGGTTGGAATACTCATCATAATGACAAGCGGTTCAGACTCCCCCACTGCATCCTGTACAGTAGAAATATCTGCAAGCAGCTTTGCAAGGATATCCGTGGCTGCAGGGGTGTATTCCATCTTGTGGGACGCACCTGCGGCCAATGCTGCCAGCTTGCTATAACGGTAAGCGTCAACTTCCGGAATCACGTTCAGCCGCTGAAATTCGGTGGTTACATTTGCGGCGGTTGCAATAAAATTGGATTCATCCACGTCAATACGGTCAAGTTGAAACTTACGGTTTCTGTCCTGCGTCATAGTCCTTGTTTCATAGGCAAGGGTAACGCCGCCCTGCGTATAACCCTTGTCACGGTCATAGTTTGCAAGGCCGTCCATGGTCATTTTAGGAATCTTGACTTCGCTTCCGCCGGAATACTTGACCTGTCCGGCGTTTGCCTCCATCCATCCGGATGTGGCTCCCTCCAGCATTTGTTTATCCAACTGCTGCTGAAACAGGGTTGCCATTGCTAATGTGTTAATTGGCATTTAAATCACCTCAATTAAAAATTACCCCTTGCCGCGGCAAATGCATCCGCGACTGTTTTCGCTTCCAGCGTATCGGGATTTGGTGCGCCGGTCTGGAATCCGTTTCCTTCTGGCGTGGTTTCAACGTTTTCAAACAGATAGCCGTCCGACTTTTTCAGGCCATCCAGTGCGGCGTCAAAGCCGTCAATCGTGCCATCATCTTTTACGGTCATTTTGGATGTGTCCAGCAGCGCCTTAATTGCCTTTGTATTTTTGCCTTTGGCTTTCGTGATACCGAGGTCAAGGGCAGCATTCAAAGCATTCTGACTGATTTTGTTTTGCAGGGCTTCCGTGTCGGTTTTGTACTTTCCCTGGAGATCGGTGAGCTGCTTCGTCAGGGTTTCGTTGTCGCCGGTCGACTTTTTGAGTGCTGCAATGTCCTTGTCACGGTCGGCAAGTTGTTTACGCAAATCGGTGATAGTCATCTCGGAGGCATCGAATTTTTCCTTGCCAACATAACCGCCATCGGCAAGGTTGGCAAGCTTTACCTTATCATTGCCTTTCAGTTTTTCGGCGACTTTTGCATAGAGTTCGTCGCCCAGTGCTTCTTTTAAGTCCATGTGGGGATCCTTTCCGCCGCGGATTTTTTAAGGGCGGTTTACTCCGCCGGGCGGCGCGCTGCATTTTAAGCCCGGCAGCGTGGGGCAAATGTGCATAATAAAAAGACGGTTTTACGTCGTGTCCGGGACGAATTTTAACAGTTTATTGCGTATTCCGTATTTTGAATGTAAAATATTGGCGAATGGAGGTGAAATACCATGCGATACGATACACGTTCTGGCTACTGCCCAACGCTAAAACGAGATTACTCAGTTTCGGTAGAGCAGTTAGAAACCACAACACTCACAGACACATCGAGGCATTATATTGACGGTCAATTTGACTGTGAATATGCTGAAACGCACCAATGCCCAAATGCAAATGAATGTCCAGTCGCACATATCGGAAAATAGTTACCTATCAGCCGCTTCAGTGTCACCTGGAACGGCTGAATCTTTTTGAAGCTTTTCAAGGAATTCTCGCACGGGTTTTGGAAAACGGAATGCGCAATGTTCGGTTAAAGCCATATCCGTACCGTCCAAATGCAATGTTACAATCGGAATCTCTCCTGCTTTCTGCGATATGGAATAATCCAGGATTAAATTAGAAATGTCCTTCCCATCCACAACCATTTTAGTAAAGGGGCCATGTATCGTTGTAATTTCAATCTTAGCCATTTTTAATTCCACCTTTCAAAATTTGAGCATAAAAATACCGCCGTGCCGTTTCAGCAGGCGGTTAAAGGATTTTTACAATCTGACTTCGTTTAACTGTGACCGTTTCCCAATCTTTTGGAGACGAACCGATGTCCACTTCAAAAACATCCTGATCACCAAGGACTTCAACGATGGCACCCCTACGACCATCAGATAATAGAACCTCATCAAATTGTTTAATTGTCTCGGGCATCTACTTCACCTCTTTTATATAGCATGATGTCATCCACGTTGCATCATCTTTTGAATACCAGCCCACAACAACATTTGCCGGAGTACCCTTTAAGCCATAAAGCACAATCTTTTGCTCATATCTTTTTCCATAGTCATTCTCATCAAGATAGGTTGTAGGATATTTCGGTGCGCAATGAAGTATCTCAGTCTGAAGCTTATTCCAATTCGTAATATCATAATCAAGTCTACTTTGAAAAGCTACTCCCTTAGGATACCCACTTTTGCTTTCTGGATTAAACAGATATTTTTCAAACTTCGCATCGGCGGCTGTCGCTTTTTCAGCATTCGGTAGTTTCAGCTCCGGATGCTGGAGCAGACGCATTTGACGCTGATAGTCAAGCTGAACAAACTTGAATTTCTCAGGTTTATTATACTTCAAATTCTGGAAAGTATCAAGCGTGTTCGGTGCATCTTTACCAAGGACTTTCCGCATGCCCTTCATCTGCTCTGTATCGGCTTTTCGGTTCCAGTATTTCTTCTGTGCCGTTTCAAGACTGTCCGCACCGTACTTTTGGGAAATCTCCCTGCGCCATTCCTCATAGTCCATGTCCACAGGCACTTTATAATTTCTGCCGGTCTCCGGATTGCGTGCTGTACGGCTGCCGTCAACTTTCACGCCCGGGATCTTCGGCGCAACGGTGCAGCGGTCATTGGGATGCATCGGGGGAAAATTGACACCATTTTTCGCTTCATCAACCTTGAAAACTTTCAGGTCGAGTGCGCCGCAAACGGCGCAGGTACGGGCATCCAGTGTGGCAAGGTAAGTGTACTCTTTCAGCCCCATTGCTTTATAGGACTCCAATGCCGCGTTGTTGTGCATCCGGTTAACTTCTGTCCGGATGAGCCGGGCGGCAGCGTAAGAGCCAACATCCATCAGGTCGGAAAGCTCTGTTATCATCTGCTGAATGGACTTCCCCGCCGTGACACTGGCGTCAATAATCTTTCCACCTTCCGACGCCAGCACATCGCGGTTCTTCCAAACGCGGGAGGAATAGTTTTCACCCTTCCACGGATTTTGTATAGCTTGTTGCACAGCCCCCTGGGAAAGCGGTACAACCGGTGTACCCGGAAGTTCGGGCAGTGCATCATACATTGTCTTGTAATAGGAATCGTCGTAGGCTTTCACAAGCTGCCGGGAGCCGGTCTTTTCTTCCCTTGCGGCCAGCTTGTCGAGTTCCGCCTCAATCGCCCTGCGTGTGGCCTGCAGGCGGCTGATACGGTACCCGTAAGCCGGAGCGTTCAGTTTCGCCAGTGCTGCCGCATCTCCGGTTTCTTCATACCGTTTGCGGAGTTCGGCAAGCAGTTCGGCGGTTTCCTGTACGGACATCAGTTCACGGGCTTCCTGCTCACTTATACCCGTATACTTCCGGAAGTTCTGAAAAATCCGGTCAATCATTTTGAC